GTGGGATGGCCGACACTCACCCACCAGAAATGACTGAAGTCATACTCGACATCCCACTCGGGGTCGTCATCGCCTTGCCACGCCACGGCAAAGAATCCAAGGTTCCAAGTTCCATCGGGAGAAGGCCACGACACGTTCTCACGGTTGAACGATGCGGTCTTGCGACGAGCAAGACGCTTGCCGAGGGAGACACGCTTAGGCATCGAGTAGCGGTCAGCCGTGGAGACGTGCTCCAACGGGGGGCGCTCTACGAGGATCTCTTGCAACTCGGGGTAGTCCTCCGAGGCAAAGTGGAGTTCGCCAGATGACGCCGTGTGGAATCGGCCCTGTTGGCTGTTGATGTCGTGGCGCTTGCTCATCTCACCTCTTAGTTGGCTATCTGCCCTGTTCGGCAGGTTTTTAGACCTGCTCGTCCAGCGGGACGTTCGGATCAATACGACGGGTAGACCTCATACCGATGTGTCGAGGACCATGTTGCAGGCTCGAAGCCTTCGGCATACTCTCTCGCATTTCGTCAGATTCATCGGGACGGCTCTTGAACCTGTTTTGAGGCAACCGCTCTACCGAACCGCCTTCTTGCATGACAGCCTCATTGAGGCCACTTTCTTGGGCACCCTTTTCGTCCGTCAGATCCTCCGGGGTGGGAGCGAGGGCCATCGTAGATGCAGGCCGGTCAAGACCGATGTTCGGGAGAGCCTGTTCCTCGGCGGCATTTTGGACTTGCGGGTTTCCGCCGTCCTTTTGAGTCGCCTTTGGCTCGAAGTCCTGTCGCAGATCATCGGGGATGGGCAGTCCAGCACCACGGAGGGCGAGATACGTTTCCTTGCGGACCTGTTGCGCAGCGACCGCTTGGTCGACCTGCTCGTTCTTGGTGATTTCGATTTCTTCGTCGAGGTCGATCGGGATGTTGGTAATTCGTGACCGCATGGAGATCGGAACGCCAGAGGTACGGAGGGCCTCGATGAGTTGGCGCTCGTCCTTCTCGCTGGCGAGGTTCATCGTCTTGAACGTCACTTCGGGCACGAGCAACTTTGGCTGTTCGATGATCCTGTGCTCGCCAGTCTCCTCATCTACTTCGAGGATTTCCTCCATGATGGGGTACTTGATGCCCCCACGCTCCTCGTAGTCGTAGTGCTCTTGGGCCTCGGCCACCACACGCATACGATCGGTGACAAATCGCTTGATCTTGCGCTGGTAGGTCGTGAGCAACTGGGTGAGCAGGTCACGGTTCAGGGCGTCAGCAGCATAGGTCTGTCCACTAGAGGCACCAGAGAGCATGGTCCGGCTCATGCCGAAGATCTGCAACTGACGGTCGTTCAGGCGGTCGAACTCGGGGGTGAAGTTCGGCATCGCTTCCTTGCCGAACACGGTCTTGACTTCGGTGGCAAAGTGGGTGATGAGGACACGGAAGTCACCGGCCAGAGCAGCGTCGAGGGCTTCCTCAAAGGATGCACGGTCATCCATTGTCGGAATCCACGGGACCGAGGTACCGAGTTCGGAGGCAGAGGCACCGAGTTTAGCGATGATGAGGGGCGTGTAGAGGCGCTCGGCAATGGCGTCCTGAGCAGCGTTTAGCATCTCCTCTTGGATGATGGCACGGAACCCACGCATGAGAATCGGGATGCCACGGGGATGGAACGAGTCTCCCTTGAAGGCAATCTGCTTCAGCAGGATGTTCGACACCGGCATCTTGGAGTCTTCTTGCGTGAAGTGAGCCAACTCCGGGTAGGACTTCATCAGAGCCTCGTACTCCCACTTGGGATCACGCTCACGGATGATGGTGCGGATGTCCTCGGGGAGGGCCATCTCAAACCGTGGCTCCTTCAGGAACGGGCTGCGGATGACCTCTACGTCGTCGGGGTTGATGAGTTCGTCGGCTTCCCATACGCCCAGCAGTTCATTGAACGAACCCAAAGGCCATGCCTCACCGACGGTCCAGTATTCCCGACCAATGTCGATCAGGAACTCCTCGTATTCCAACTGGTCGATGAACAGGTCGGAGTAGAACTCCACCAGCGCATCGTCCTTGCACTTGAATTCCATGTCGAGGATCGGGTACTTCGACATGACATCGATCGCACTTGACAGGAACGGGTGCGTGACGTACAGTAGACGACAGTTACTAGAAGCAAGTCCGGCGACAATGTAGTTGCCCGTACCCGTCTGCATCGACACAACGATGCCGGGACCCATCGGCTCCACGCTGGTGACAATTTCTTCAGCACCGAAGTTGGAGATTAGCAGCGACTCGTGGAAATCTGACCGTCGCAACTTGACAGACGGCAGGATGTTGATAGCCCTGATAGTAGCCTCACGAGTGTTCTCGTCGCTGTCACCACGAAGCATCCAGCGCATCATCTCTGTACCGTTACTGGCCGTAGACGACGAGATGATGTACGGAAGGCCAACCGTCTCCAAAGCGTTAGTAATGGCGTCACACACGTCGGGGTTTACTGAGCGAGATTGTGCAATGCCAATGGCTCGGCTCTTCTTGTCAATCCATCCTTCACCGTCGATCATTGCTGCAAGGTAAGCGGCTGCAATCTGTTGTTCAGGCGTCATATCATAAACGATAGGCTCAGCCACTCGACGAATATGAATGCCCACTTCGGGGTTGACCCACTCCAAGTGCGCTTGACGATTAGCCCACGGACGATCTGAAACAAGCGATTCGCCCCGCTTCCACCGTTGATACCAAGTCTTGACCGTGTTGTGAGGGGTTTCCAATTTTTCGGACACTTGCTTGGGCTTGTGGCCTGACTCAAACAAGATTACGGCGTCGAGGCGCAACTCTTGTTGAGCCAACCGCTCGTCGATGGTCTGACGAGTAGTTTCGACATTAGCGGTTGACGGGCTGTAGGCGTAGTTGGCCCACTTGTGATCGGGGGTGCATCGCACTGTCTTGCCCGAATCCATCGTCATCTCGACGACCTCAGGGGCCTCTCGCTTCAGGGTGGCGAGCACCTCGGTCTGAACCAAGCGAGTCTTGATCTTGCCTGACGGGGTTTGGTACGACTCCCACCCAATGACCATCTCACCCGGCTGGACTTCACCAATAGGTTTGAACGTAAAATCAGCCATCAAGATCGGTTCGTGCTCTTCGGAGCAGAACGCACGGATCTTTTTGAGTTCCTCGTCCTTGCTAAGGTCATACGGGAGGTTGTTCTCCCGCCAGTAGAACATCGGGTCACGGGGACGTCCCGTGGCAAACGACATCTGGGCGGATTGTCCACCACCAGAGGACCCGACGGACACAGCGTTCTTGTTGATGCCACGATTGAAGCGCATCTCGGCACGCACAGCAGCGTCATCGGTCGCAGCACCCTCAGCGATGAGTTGGTCCTTGATCTTTTGGACCTCAGAGGTGTGAGACTTGGTGACGTTGCTAATCTTCGAGAATACGTCTTCGTCGTGCTCGTTCATTACCTCTCCCGGTTCATGCGACGCACCTCAGCCAACGTAGCGTTACGGTCGGTGGTGTATCGCAATGCGAGGTGAGCGAGGTAATCGTCCTCGGAGAGAGCGTAGCCATCTGCCGTGATGAGGGCTGCCGTCTGCTGAAGATCATCGCCACCAGAGTTGACCTTATCAGACAGAGAGTCGCCACCGAACGAGTCTGATTCTTCCTCGCCAGCATCCGGCACAGAGGGGTCCGTAGGATCATCGGGGTTGTTGATCGGGTTATCGCCGGGTACCTGAGTGGCTCGCTCGGGCATACCGGGGATCTGGTAAGGCTGACCGTTGATGGTCTGGGGCATCTCGGGTTGGATAGGCTGCACTTGCACGATAAAACAGTTGTGGCAGAACTCACATTCGGTCGTGCCATCGGATCGAGCAACTACCTGACCAGAGCCACAGAACGGGCAGTTCATCGTGTTGATCCAGCCGTCGAGCACGAAGTTCTCCGAACCCGGGACCCGAGCACAGTAGACCTCTTCAAACGTGCCGGTCGGCTTCACCGATTCGACAGTCCAACCGATGCGCTCAGGGTTGCCACGCTCGATGCGATCTTCGTGACGGAATCGGTGCTCTGCAATGAGGAAGAACTCGGAGGGTACGGTCGAGGAAATCAGCGTCATTGAGTAAAGGTCGGAAGGCTCATCCCCATACCCTTGACGGGTTTTCTCGATGATGTCGAAAGTGCCGATGCCAAGGCGTGCTGCGATCAGTTGGAAGAACTCCAAGTCGGCACGATTGGCCGAATACATGACCGCTTGCCCCGACTCCTGAACGGTCCCATCAGCAGCGAAGTAACCTGCCAGCCAACCGTAGAGGTAGGAGGTGGATTCCGAAAGGTCGGGAAGCGACTTCCAAGCGTTCGGAAGGCTCGTAACTCGCATACCGAGAACCCCGTTGAGAGTCTTTTCGGGATGCTGAGGGGACTCGCTGAAGAACTTCAGCAGTTGAGCGTCCTTCTCGCCCCACAAACGCACTACAGCCCCGTTGGAGGTCAAGGTGCCATCGCCGTAGGTGATGCCGTGGGCAATACCGAATTGCGAGGGGGTTGAGTTGGCGAGGTACGACTTCGGGAGGGTCCACGCAAGGCGCTGGTCAGCAAGCAGTTGCGAAGTTACAACGATCTTGCTTTCGGTGCGAGCAGCATCGCCACGAGTGCAAACCAGCCAACGGTGGTCGGCGGTAGCCCGGACGACCTTCGTCTGCTTGTTGCGACGGAGGGTGACTTCCCACAACTCCTGCTCGCCGTAAGCGTGGATGATAGCCTCACGCCAATGCCCACCATTAGCGTTTGTAAGCACCATCTGATTTGTCTCGACGCACTCTTCGAGCGTCTTCAGCCCATCGTAAGTCCAAATCTTCGTATCACCGCTAAAACAGTGATAGATGGTTTCACCGTCACCCGAATCGTGAGCCAGTTTTACAAGGCCGATGCCAGCCAGACGTGCGAAAGGGGCCTTAGCGATGGTACCGGGAGCAGCCTTCTTAGCGATCTTCATGCCGGTCAACGGCCTTCCTTCTCGTCCGTTGGCGCAGCCCTCGCACACCAACAGTCCATCTTCGTTGCGCAACCGTGAGCGATACGGCTCCATCTTTCGATGGCACTGATCGCACTCCCTATAGGCCATGAGGGTTACCTGACTACTGAGGGGAACCGACGAACCGTTGCTCGGGCATAGTCAGCAGCGACCTTTGGCTTCATGCCGGGGTTGGTGGCAAGGATGGCTCGGGTCATCATGGCAATGGCTTCGAGGTCATCATCCGTGTTGGATTCAGCCGGAGACGTCTCGTCAGGCTCGTTGTGGGAATCAGCACTCATGCTCGAACGGTCGTTGTTCAGTTCACGCTCTTCTTCGTTTTGAGCATCAGCCGTGCGACGGAACGGGTTGCGAATGAACTTGCGCTTGCGAGCCTGAACGCCCTGTGTGATCTCCTGATCCTGTACGGGGATCTCACCCTCTACGGCGGGGTTCTGGCCCTCTACGGGGGCTACAGGGGGTACTGCGCCCATCTGAGGAGCGGTGCAGCCCTGTGGCTCTTGGAGGAGATCACCAGAGAACGCTACTTGGCCGTCCTCGGAGATGTCTCCACGGCCTTCCAACTCACAGTTCATGCAGCGCCACTCGGAGAACAACTCGTCTACGTCGTAGGCGGTCTCCATCGCATCGTGGCCCAGTTGGTTGACAGCCTCGACTTGGGCTTCCAGCGTGGCCTGTGCACGGTCCATCGGGTCCGTCGAGACC